CATTATTACTCCAAGTCCCTAGTCCTCCTATAGTAGTTCCACTTTCAACAAAAATAGGATTCATAGGAACAAGATACTTTGCAGTATGTCTTGAGAATCCCTCATCGTTTGTTTCATTCTTACTTATTCTAAACCTTACTTGTGTTCTAGTAGGGATACCCTTAGTTGGATTATCTGTTGGAACAACATTACCATACTCATCAGTACCTATATAATCTAGGTTCATTGGGATTTGGTAGCACCATACACCATCATCATTAATAAGCTGATTACCTTGAATTTGGTATTCTTCAACTAATCCGTCAGTAGTCTTGCGAATCATTTCGATTGTGCCACTGCCTCCCACCAACTGGTTATTCATACCATTTTCAATATCTGGTGCGCATTTATGTCCAATTGAATGCCCTTCATTATCAGATATAATTGAGCCAATGAATACACAAGTAGGCTCAAACTTATACTGTATTTGAATATCGGCACGAGTTAATGAAGCGATACCATTGTCAGCATCACCCCAGAAAGGATATACGAACACACTTCTGTTCTGTGAAAATATTTGAGCAAGTCCATCTAAGTTTGTGCTTTCTTTAAACTGGTTAGGGCTATCAAACATTGTTAAATTATATCCCTTATATTCAAAATCACGTGGCTTTTGGGAAAGTATTCCTATATCCGATAAATCTATTTCAACGTGAACGGTAACACTACCTGTAGGGACACCAAAAATCATATAGTCACCTGCATTGTTAGTAACTGTTGTATACTTGTAATATTTGTCATAAACCTCAAGCTGAATATCATCATCAAGCATCAATCGTTTATTTGGAAACGTACCAACAACTCTATAACAATCATCGTCACTATAATCAGGTAATAGATTATATCTTCTTCCTTCTCTATCTTTTGACGTGACCTCGCTATATGGGTAAATGGCTTCCATATCGCTAGTATCATTTTTATCTCGCTCAATAAAAATTGATATTTTAGCATTTGTAATGCCAAAAGCATCATTAGCAAGAACCCTTCCAATTATGACACCATAGTTGGAAGAGTGTAATCTATAAGCATCTTTCTGTCTAAGCTTCAATGACAAAATTTCAAGGAAATCGAAATCTTGCTGCATATTAACTTTAAGCAGTGTGTCGCTTATTATATTTGTGTGTATTCTGTAACTTTTATCCATACATTACTATCTTAAGTACTTACCTAAAAACTCAGGTAAAACAATTGCTTTATTTTTACTAAAAAACATTTTATAAATCGCAACTACTAAAACAATTGGTACTAAAACCATTGCTACTAATAGCATTATAATAAATCCGACAGTTTTCAAACCAACTGTATATAGTTTATCCAACCATGTTTGCTCAATTGGCTCTCCATATTTACTTTCAATTGCCGCTTTTTTCTTACAATTACATGCCATAACATTAATATATTTTTTTATCTTAATTTACATTTAACTTGAATATCAAATGTAGGATTTTTAATCTCATACATTGAATTATAGTCTCCGTATAACACTTTATCAACTGCCATTAAATCAATCTGTTCTGATTCAGAACCATCAGGCGTATTAAATGGTTGAGCTAATGAAACATCACAAGCACTACCTTCAATCAAAGCTGGTAATGGGCATTTGTCTGGTGAATAGTTACCATTCCATATTTTATAAACTCTAATCTCAATTAAACTAACAACGCCATCTAAAAGTGTCAACTCCTTTTCCAAATCTCCAAGGAAAATGTCATCACCCATTTCATGATTGTTCACATTGAAATACTCTTTAACAGCATTTATAATATTGGTAATTACATTAGCAGGATTATAGTTTTTATCAATGAAAACATCAATACCCAATCCAATATTATAGATTCTACCGCTTTTAATCTCGATGTAATCGTTTATTTGTTTGTAATTGGACATGTACTCAAGTACATTCTCCACAAGCGTCTGAGGAAGCGCAGAATCAAGCTGCCCTAAAGCATTTATACCTAAAAAATCCATTTCAATTTTGTTATTAGCTTCAATAACTGTATTTCTGAATGGAGCACCATATTTAGGTGGCATCTGCATTAATTTAACCCTATAGTCTTTAACAGTAACAGCACGATTCTGAGCACCTGTGTTATACTTCATAAGCATTTTAATCTCTTCTGTTGAAGGCTCGTCTTTACCTGCCACTGCTGTAGAAATATTTGTAACTGTTAATGAGGTCAAAACCCTACCCCTTACAGAACCATCAGTATTACCAGTGTTTCCACCCCAATCTACGTTTGCGAGTGTTATCTTGTTAATTGCGCCTGGACCAAGGTTTGTTGAAACACCGCCACCAATTCTGTAAAGGACATACATTGTCCACCCTTCTTTTGGTAATATTCCCAACATATCATTATTAACTTGCATAGAAGCAGCATAATCAGCATATGTAGTTTCATCACTAGGAACGGCTTCATAATTATTACCTGCGCCAAATATAATTTTCAAATAACCATTATCAGTAAATTCTGTGATAAATTTTTGCGTTAGTGGCTTCCATTTTCCACGATAATAACGAGTTGTTCTAGCTGTAATGGTGTCACTTGTTCCATCTTCTTGAATAATCTCTGTATAATCATCGTATAAATGTGGGTTATACATATCATTGATGACGAAATTATCAATATTAGCCTCAGTACCAAAACGATATTGGTCAGCTAATGAATCGCACTCAAAAAATCTGTATGTCATTACTGCTTGGTCTGATATTCTATACTGTTCCTCGTCTATATAATATTCATATATCTCTGGATTAGTACTAAAATCACTAGTTTCCTTAAAAATAATTGATTCTACACTCAATACATTTGGCTCAGGTAATACAATTTCCATAAAAGGCTTAATATCATTAGAATATATAACCTTTTTGTAAATTTTTGTAACACCATTTACAACAACACTAGATTTAGAAACATTGTAACCAGTAATATTACCATTACCGTCTCTAGCTGGTGTCATTTTTCTATTAGAGAAACCATTTTTATTGAACTGTTCAGCAAAATTAATATCTTCGGTAAGCTGAAAATTGTAATTTCCAGCAGAAACTATACTAGTGCTTTGAAGAATTGGTGCATAATCCCAGTTAGGAAGGTGTATATTTGTTGCATCAGTAGGTAATACACAACTAACCTCAACCTCACATATTGAAGACTTCTTTCCAGGAATTTTCAAACCATTTGCTCTTGCTTGATTTAATACACTACTTTTTAGATTTGCACTATCAATATTAGTTTCTTGGTACATTCTATCTGTATGATAACTAAGGTCATCACCAACAGCAGCCACAAGGTCAATAAACCATGCACCAATGCTTGAGTCGTTGAAATCATCAGCGACTTCAGGATAATATATGTTAGAGAATTTTATTAACTCACCTTTAATATCCTCAAATGTTCTGCTTAAATAATTAATTTTCTTTTCCATTATACTTGTACTACTACACTGTCATTAGTTACCTTATTACCCTCAGATACGCTATAATCTAGCCTTACATATATCTCTGATTCATCTTCTTCGTTTTTAACTATTTGTATGTCGTTAAGGTTTATGTTTGTTGCCCACCTTTTAACAGATTCTGTGACCTCATTCTTAACTGATTCCCAAGTGATTTTATCGTTTGGTTCAAATATAAATTTAATAAGGTCAGTTCCAAACTCTGGATTCCTAATTCTCTGTCCTTTAGGTGTAAACACAATATGCATCAACTGGCTTCTAACTTTTTCCTTGATAGAAGAGTTTGCATCAATATAAAAATTTTGAAAACCTTCAGATTTAAAAGGATATTTTATACCGAAATATTGTCTTTTTGCCATATCAAAATTATTTCTCTATAAGTATTATAAAATATAAAATTTTTGGGAATAATATAAACAAAAAAAAGCGAGAGTTGCATAACTCTCGCTTAATTTGGTAATTCTGATATTGGATATATTACATTTTTATAATCATCCCAACCCCCACCTTTATTTTTATATAAATTTACACTGTTATCTGGTACATAAACTTTACATTTAGATGGTAACGTTTTATATTGATAATCTGAAACATATAAATTTGGTGGTGTTTCAGCATAAC